TTCTCTGGAACCACGACACTAACGAGCCGCTTGCTTCGGTTCGCGGTGGAAGCCTAGAGCTTACCGAAGACCGATACGGACTAAAGGTAAAAGCCAGACTGCCTAAGACAACCCGTGGGCGCGATGTTGCAGAGCTTCTGCGCTCAAAAGTAATTGACTCTATGAGCTTTGGTTTCAATGTCATCAAAGACACCTGGTCCGAGAATGGTTCGGTTAGAACCTTAGAGTCGGTTAGACTGCACGAAGTAAGTATCGTGACCTTCCCCGCTTATTCAGCTACTACTGCTACTGTTAGGTCTATGCAACCTACTATTGACGCAGACGAACTTGCCAACGCGCTTCTAAAGCTAGAGTCAGGTGAAGACTTAGACGAGAAGTCGGCTTCTTTGATTACAGATGTCGTTGGCAAACTAAGACAGCAGCCTGAAGCTAAGGTTGAAGCTGGCGATAACGGTCTTGCTCTGCTAGACCTAAAAAAGAAACAACTTGACCTGCTATTGAAAAGGATCTAAATGGCTACCAAACAAGAAATCAAAGACGCTATCCTAAAGGCGGCTGGAAACCCATCAGTAGGCGTTATTGCTGAGATGGCAGACCAGTTTGCCGATGCTGTAGTTGCCCTAGAAGAAAAGTCTTCGACACCTGCTAAAGAAGTCAGGGTTGTCGAACCTAAAGAAATCAGGTAAACTGGTTTCCTGCCCTCACCGAGTATTCCCTTCCTCGGTGGGGGCCTTTTCTTTTACCGTGTTTTTTCCAGCTAATAGACTTGTACTAGCAGTTGAGTGTTAGCACCGCTGTATCTGTTGAGTGTTAGCACCGCAGGAATCCCTATAAAAAACTATTTGAGGAGACTAAATGTCTGAATTTGTAAAGTCTCAGGTAGAAGTTCGCAACAACTTGATTGCTCAGGCACGCGAGGTCCTAGACCTAGCTACTGCCGAGAACCGCGGACTATCTTCTGAGGAAAGCGAAAAGATTGCTCGCATTGAGGCTGACATTGACCAGCGCGATGCAGCGATTGACACCGCACGCAAGCTAACCGAGCGCGAGAACCGTGCTTACGAAGCTGCTGCAACACTAAACACATCCGTTGAGGAGAGCCGTCAGTCTGAGTCTGACATTCTACGCTCAATCGCCCTAGGCGAAATCCGTGGCGGACACGAGTTCAAGTCTGAGAAGCGTACCCTTACTTCTTCTGACAACACTGTTCCAAAGAGCTTCTACGACCAGGTATTCCAGATCGCTAGACTTGCTGGTCCAATGCTTGACCTTGGTGAAGTTATCAACACTGCAACTGGTGAGTCCCTAACCATCCCAACCCTAACTGCTCGCTCAACCGCGACTATCAAGGGACAGGGTGTACAGATATCTGACTCTGACCCAGTATTCAGCTCAATCACTTTGGGAGCTTTCAAGTACAGCTTCCTAGTGCCTGTTGCTAACGAACTACTAAACGATGCAGGTTTTGACCTATCATCACTCATCGCTGAGCAGGCTGGTAACTCAATCGGTTTCGCAGTAAACACTGGTCTAACCACTGGAACTGGAACCGTTGAGCCTACTGGTGTTATGACCGCTGCTGCTTCTGCTGTAACTGGCGGAACTGGAGTATCTGGTGCGCCAACATACGAGAACATCGTGGACTTGGTTTACGCACTAGATGGTCAGGCACGCCTACTACCTGGCGTTGGCTTCATCACAGCTAAGTCTGGTCTTGCTGCACTTCGCAAGATCAAGGATGGCGATGGTCGCTACATCTGGACTGAAGGCGGAAACGCTGCTCAGAACCAGCCAGCAACACTACTTGGCTACCCAGTCTACGAGAACCCAGCAGTTGCAGCCGTTGGCACAGCCGCTTTCTCTCTAGGATTTGGACACATGCCTAGCTACAAGGTTCGCACCGCAGGTGGAATCCAGATTGCACAGTCTGGTGACTTCGCGTTCGACAAAGATGTTTCGACATTCAGAATTACGATGCGCGTTGATGGAAATTTGACGCACTCCAGCCATGTCGTAAAGTACAAGGGCGGCGCAAGCTAAACCTTAGCTAAAAAGCTGAAAGACCCCTAGCGTGTAGGTTCGCTGGGGGTCTTTCTTTTGCTATGCTGGGAACAAAGAAAGGCAACCTACATGTCGAAAATAAAAGGGACTGTTTCCGTATTCTCAAATTCACCTGGACAACCTACAGGCTACGGCATTGCTACTGAAGCACTTATACAAAGACTAAAAAGAGACGGCGCAGATGTAGCTGCTATTTCCAACTATGGCAATGAAGGCATCAAGACTGAATTTGCCACAGAATACGGCGATGTGCCTGTCTATCCGCGTGGTTCGGATGTCTACTCAAATGATGCAGCCATCTTAGGTCACAAGCATTGGAGAGCGCTAAACAAAAAGCAACCTGATCTTCTTATCACGCTTTACGATGTGTGGGTGTTTCAGGGCAAGGCTTGGGATGGATTGAATGTAGCGTCTTGGACTCCGATTGACCACAGCCCAGTTCCACCAGCAGTAGCGAGGTGGAGTGCAAAAGAAAATGTTACGCCTCTTGCAATGTCAAAATTCGGTCAGAAAGAGCTGCAAGCTAAGGGCATAGATTCCATCTACATTCCGCACTCTATAGATACGAAGGTTTTCAATCGCAGAGAAAAGATTGCTGGTCAGTCAATCGAGGATTACATGGGCTTTGGCAAAGACCGCTTTGTAGTCGGTATGAACGCGGCTAATAAGTCTGGCGGTATTATCCACCGCAAAGCCTTTGGTGAAAACCTTATGGCGTTTTCTATCTTTGTCAAAAAGCACCCAGACGCAATTCTTTACATTCACACAGACCCAGTTAGCGGTCACGGCTGGAACCTGATGGCCCTTGGTGAGATTTTAGGTATTCCAAAGGACAACATGGCTTTTGTAGATCCTGTCAGCTACCGATTTGGTATCAGCCAAGAAGACCTAGCTGGAATCTATAGTGCTTGGGATGTAATGCTTGCCACAAGCTATGGAGAGGGATTTGGTATTCCAACAGTTGAGGCTCAAGCCTGTGGCGTGCCAGTAATCGTGTCTGACTTTGCTGCTTCGGCTGAGTTAGTAGGCGAAGGATGGACTGTTGGCGGTCAGCCTTTGTACGACAACTCTCAAGGCTCATTTTTCACCATACCTTCGGTTCCACTAATTGTGCAGGCATTAGAAGAAGCTTACGAAAGAGGAAAAGGCAAATCCGATAAAGCTATTGAGTTTGCTAAGCAGTACGACCACGATGTCGTGTGGGATAACTATTGGACACCAGCACTAAAGAAGCTGCTCAAGTGATTCCAGTCTTAGGCTTCTGTACCCTAAGTCGCTTTGACCTAGCCGAACGCTTAATGCTTTCCATTGACTATCCAGTTGAGCATTTGGTTGTTATTGACAACTCAGGCACTCAAAACTGGATGCCACCACGAGTAGCCATGGCTAAGAATCAGTGGAACATTAAAGTACCACACGGACTTGGTTTAGTCGGCGCTTGGAACCTAATTGTCAAGACCACGCCACTTGCTCCTTACTGGGTGCTTGTAAATGATGACGCTTGGTTTCAGCCAGGCGCACTAGCCAAGATTGCGGAACAAGCTGACCCAAACGCGCTTTCTTTTCCAGACATTGTGCCAGATTGGTCATGTATCGTCCTTGGCGAGCGCGTAGTAGACAAGGTAGGGCTTTATGACGAGCGTTTCTACCCGCTTTACTTTGATGACAACGATTATGAGCGCAGAATTGACAAAAAAGGCATTGAAATCAAGCGGATTCAAGCCAAAGTTCATCACGACAACAGTTCAACCATCAAAAGTGGCTTTGAAAGCCAAAATTCGGTCAGTTTCAGGGCAAATCAAGCCCTTTTAGATACAAAAATAGCGGAAAACGACTATTCAGAGGGTCAGTGGAGCCTAAAGGTCAGGAGAAACAACTCTTGGGAGTAGTTTACACAGGCGGGACCTTTGATTTGTTCCATGCGGGACATGTGGAGTTTCTAAAACGATGTTCGGAGCTGGGAAGCGTTGTGGTATCCCTAAACACCGATGAATTTATAGAAGAATACAAAGGCAAGCCACCAGTAATCAGCTACGCAGATCGCAGAGATGTTTTGCTTGCTTGTAGGTATGTAGATTCGGTTGTGCCTAACATTGGGGGGCCAGATAGCCGCATAACGATTGACTCAGTTATGCCTGACCTAGTTGTCATCGGTTCTGATTGGGCTAGGCGTGATTACTATACGCAGATGGCTTTTGACCAAGATTGGCTAGACGAACGAGGAATAGGGCTTTGCTACATTCCCTACACACAAGGAATTAGCTCAACAGCCATCAAGGAGCGTATGCTGTTTAGGCGATAGACTAGACCTAGATTTAGCAAAGGAAACCAATGGCAATCACCAATGGATATGCGACCCTAGCTCAAGTAAAAGGCGCACTCCGCATTACAGACAGCGTAGATGACTCTCTACTAGAAATGGCTATCGAGTCTGCTTCACGACTTATTGACGGCTATACCTATCGGTACTTTTACAACGCAGGAACCGCAACCAGAGACTTTGTTGCAGCAGATTCTTACCTGACAATCATTGACGATTTGATTAGCCTGTCTGAGCTAAAGACAACTGATGAAATTGGTAGCGTGTATGTCACTTGGGGAACAGCAGATTACCAGCTACGCCCAGTAAACGGAAAGCAAGATGGACTAAATGTTCCATACACAAGCATCCTGTCTACTGATGACTTGCTATTCAACATACTTGGCGAGCAAGCCCTTGTTCGTGTGACTGGCGTGTGGGGCTGGTCAGCAGTTCCAATCGCTGTGACTCAGGCAACCATCATTCAGTCATCCAGAATTTACAAGCGCCTTGACTCACCTCTCGGTGTTGCAGGCTTTGGTGATCTTGGTGCTATCCGTGTTGGTCGCGCACTAGACCCAGATGTTGAGCAGCTAGTAATGCCTTACCGCATTATGAGGACCTTCAGCTAATGGCATCTATCTCAGACATCCGCGCTGGGATTGCAACCAACCTTGCAACCATTACTGGTCTTCGCACAGCCGCAGAGATTCCAGATAACCCAAACCCACCAATAGCTATTGTGTCTTTGGATTCGGTCAATTATGACAGGGCCTACGCCAAGGGGCTAGTAGAGTACAACTTTACGGTCACGGTGATTGTGGGTCGTTCAGCCGAGCGTATTGCTCAAAGAGCGCTAGACACGTACATTTCAACAGGGACAAACTCTATCAAAAATGCGATAGAGTTAGACAAGAGCCTTGGCGGTAAAGCCTACGATTGCCGAGTAGCTTCATTGAACTCGATTGGTTCAATTCAACTAAATGACAACACATACCTGGCTGCTGACTTCACGGTCACAGTCTTAGCAAACTAGGAGAAATACACATGCCAAAGTTTTACGCTGCGGATTACAAAATTACCGTAGGAACCGCAAACCTCAGCACTTCAGTAAACTCAGTAACCCTTGACATCACAGCAGACGAAGTAGAGACAACCGCTTTTGGTTCTTCTTACCGCACTCGCATTGGTGGCCTAAAGGATGCTTCAGTATCCCTTGACTTCATGCAGGACTTCGGTGCAGGAGCCGTAGACGCACTACTGTTCCCACTATTGGGATCTACAGTTGCAGTCAAGATTGCACCTACCTCTGGAACCGTTACTGCCACAAATCCGCAGTACGAGTTCAACGCGCTTGTAACGCAATATACCCCCTACAGCGGTGCAGTGGGCGATTTGGCTACCCTTTCAGTTACATGGCCTGTAGATGGCGCAGTAACTAGAGCCACAGCAGCAGCGTAATCCACTAGGATAAAAGAATGAGACTAAACCTACAAGTTGCTTACTCTGCTAAACCAGATGAGCTAAAAGAAATCATTTGCAATCCATCTGACATGGTAAAGCTTGAAACCAGGTTTGACATGTCAATAGCCAGTCTTGAAAACAACATCAAGATTACTCACTTGCTTTTCCTAGCTTGGGCAAGCGAGTCCCGCACTAAAGCAACTACTTTGTCGTTTGAGGAGTGGGTGGACACTGTTGAAAGTGTCAGCCCGTCTGAACAAAAAAAATAGTTGGGCTTGGTGACAGTTCAGCTCATTGGTATCTTGCCACATTAGCTGTCGAGACAGGCATTAGTCCCAGAGAGCTTATGAAGCTCGATGATCGGATGCTCTGGACCATGGGTCGCTATCTTGTATGGCGAGCCACGCACCAAGCACCTAAGCGCTGAGAAGAAGCACCCTTCGGGGTGCTTCTTTTTTGTTCGGTAGACTTAGCTTAGACAGGCGGAATACATGGCATTGAAAATTTACGGTAGCCCCACGGGTGGTGTCCGAGTACATGCCACCGACTACAAGCAAGTCATCAAGCAACTGAAGCTTATAGACCCAACTCAGGCTAAAGCGCTAAAGAGACGCTACCGAGACATCGGTGGTCAAGCACAGAAGTCAGTTAGACAAGAGATTTCGACCATTGGCTCTAGGGGACCAATCACCGATACAAGAAGGGGAAATCGCACTAGCAACGGCATGCTCCATGGTGGTCGCACTGGTTGGGGTACTAACTATGGCTCAACTGGCGGACCTGTATCTGGTGTCAAGAGATACCCTTACCAATCAGTTCTTCTACAAACCTTAGACAGACCTAAGAAGGGTCAGACAGGTATCGTAAGGCTTAGGGTTCGGTCAGCAGCTACGGTTCTGACAGACTTGGCGCAAAAGTACAGTGGTCGCTCGCTTTCTCGCACATACAACATTCGTTTGTTTGGTGGTCCTGAAGTTAGCCGTCAGCACCGTATTACCTACAGATCTGTGGGTAGCTTTATTAGAAAACTTGGACCAGTTAAGAAAAACAGCCTCAAGGGTAAGTCTAGGAATGTCTACCCAGGTTTTGACAAGTCAATCCCAGCCGTAAAAATCAAGGCAGAAATGGCTATTAGGGAAGCCGTAAAATTTATAGAAGTAAACATAGACAGGATTAGCAAATGAGCCAAATGTTCTTGAATGTGGTCAGCACATTCAAAGGCGATGGAATTACTCAAGCCACTAGGCAACTAGGGGCGTTTGGCAAGCAAACCAACTCATTTGGTTCCATTCTTGGCAAGGTCGGTGGGGCTTTAGCCTCATTTGGTGTTGCAACTAAGGCTATTCAATTCGGTAGAGAAGCTATTACCTCTGCTCGTGATCTTGAAAGAAACCTTTACGCCCTAAATACTGTTTTTGATGACCTAGCTCCTGGCATGAATCAGTTTGCCAAAGATGCTGAAAATCTTGGTCTAAGTCAGTCCAAGGCTGCCAAGGCTTCTGTATTCATCGGTTCGGTTCTAAAGCAATCTGGCTTTGCCATGAGCGATGTTGCCAAGGAAACAAAAAACCTTGTAACACTCGGTACTGACCTAGCTGCCTTGTATGGCTACGATGTCCAAGAAGCTTTGCTTGGTATGACCGCACTATTCCGTGGTGAGTACGACCCGATTGAGAAGTTCGGTGTCGCTATGAAGCAGAGCGAAATTAACTCTGAACTTGCTGCAAGAGGACAAGACAAACTTCAAGGAGCTGCCCGCCGTAATGCTGAGCAGATTATTCGGTTGGAGCTTTTGTACCAAAGAGCTGCCGATGCGATGGGGGCTTTTACAGGACAAAGCGGAAGCCTTTACACAGAGCAAAAGAAGCTCGGTGCAACCTTTGAGAACATGCAGGCACAGATTGGTACTGCACTTCTTCCTTCAGTAGTAGACCTAAACGAAGCACTACGAATCATGCTCGTAGAGATAACTCCATTGCTAATTAGCATGTTCGAGAGCATTGCAGAGGGACTAGAGGGTGTTGTTGGCATTTTCAATGACGCTATGGACCCCACTACAGAACTTGGTGAGAGCTTTGCTGCTCTAAACATTCAAGCAGAATCACTTGCTCAAACAATGGGCGCGGAAGACTTCAACTTTGATGTTTTTGAGTTCGGTGCATTAGTAATCAGAAGCGTTGTGGACTTTGTACACGACCTTATGAGATCACTAGAAGATGTCATCATTCATCTTCAGGTAGCTGGAATAGCTATAAACGACTTCTTTACTAACCGTGAGAAGTTCGATAACACCGACTATGTTGCCATGCGTAAAGAGCTTATGGCGGTTGCAGACGGAGCAAAGGACATTCGCCTAAACGGTGAGACTGCTAGTGATTCAATCAAGGCAATGCGAGATGCTGTTGCAGATGCAGACAGCGCAAAGCTAGATAACCTCAAAACACAGCTTTTCGGAATTAGAATTTCTGCAAGAGAATCCGCTAATGAAATGCGTAGATTTAGAGAGCAGGCTGGGCTACCTGCTCTTGGTAAAAAAACCACTACAAGCACAGATACTGACAGCACAACCACGGGTAGCAAACCAGCGGCTGCTGCGCTGAGTGCCGTTGAACAACTGCAAAAAACACAATCCCTAAGTGTAAAACAAGCCGAAGCACAAGGCAAACTTTTGGGTCTTAACTTGGAGCAGGGTGTTGTAGATCAAATTTTATCTATGACTAAGCCAGTCAAATCGGCAAATGATATCTTCAAGAGTTTGACTAAGAAGAACGGGGAGATTTCCAAAAAAGGCATTGAAGCAGTAAAAAAGTACAATGCTGACTACAACGCTGGTATTGAGCAGGTAAACCAAAGACGCGCCGAAGCTGCGCAAGCTGCTATCGCACAGGCTCAAGAGGCAGACCGACTGGCTAAAGAACTAGAACAAGCCGAAAAAGCTCGTATTGCAACATTAGACCAGTTATACGCAAATTTCCTAGATTCCATAAAGGGAACTTTTGCAGGCATCAAAACGGCTATTCAAGGTGCATTTGACATTACAGGACTTGGCGGATCCACAAACGCAATCATTCGTAATATGAACAAGCTACTTGCCAAGATGAAGTCCTTTAGCATGAATGTAAGAGAGCTTGCAACTATGGGTCTTGACCCTGCCCTGCTACAGCAGGTTATTCAGGCTGGTCCCGTAGCTGGCTCTAGGCTCGCTGCTGCTCTTGTAGCTGGTGGAGCAGGCGCTTTAGGTGAAATAAATGCAGGATTCATGCAGGCTGGCTCACTTGCCTCTGAAATTGCCACAACAGGTACTCAGTCGCTATTTGACACTCAAAGACAGCAAAGCGTTTACAACATTACTGTCACGGGTGGAGTCGGTTCTGGAGCAACTATAGGTAAAGCCATCGTAGACGCTATCAAGGACTACGAGCGCACCTCTGGTGCTGTCTGGCAGGGTGCGTAATGCCAGCTCCCGCAGTCAAGGTTGAGCTTGGTCTAAACCTAGGTCAAAGCGACCCCCTTGGTTTCAAATTAGACGATGCCATTAGAGGGGTACTTGATAACACTACTTATACCCTTAGTGGCGAGCGCTTCTTTGACATAACCGACCGCCTAGTCACGGCTCAGATACGCCGCGGTAAATCACAAGCCCTAGATCGCATTGACGCTGGAGTGCTTTCGGTCACAGTAGACAACTCTGACAGAACCTTTGACCCGCTATACGAAAACGGCCCATATTTCGGTCAGCTTATCCCTAGGCGTTCGGTTCGAGTTAGTAGCAACAACCAGCCAGTCTTTAGAGGCTTCGTAGATGACTTTGACATTCAATACGAGCCAGGCGTGCAGTCTGTTGTCCGTATTGACGCTTCTGACGCTCTTTCGGTACTTACTAACGCAGGGCTTGAGGAGTTTACTCCTGACTCAGAGCTATCGGGCGCTCGCATAAACACAGTCCTTGACAGACCTGAAATTGACTGGCCTGCTGAGCTAAGAGAGATTGACGCTGGAAACTCAACAATGCTTGACACAGATGTCGCAGAAGGCACAGGAGCGCTTGAGTACCTACAGCTTGTAGCTAACTCAGAGTTCGGCACTTTGTTCTTGGGCAAAGATGGCAAGGTTGTTTTCCGCGAGAGAAACGCTGTCCCTAATGTGCCTAACATTGTTTTTTCAGACGAAGTGGTCGCAGGTGTTTACACAGGTATTCAGTTTGCCGATGTAAACATCATTTACGGATCTGAAAACCTCTACAACAGAATCGCGCTTACAAACGCGGATGTTTTCCCAGAAGAAGCCTTTGCTGAAGATGCCGATTCTCAGGCACTCTACGGACCAAGAACGCTAAGCCAATCAGGACTACTTATTCAAGAGCCAGACCAGCTTCAGTTCTTGGCCGACTTCTTCTTAGCTCGATACAAAGAACCTGCTTACCGCTTTGAGACTGTCACAGTAGTCCTAGACACCCTAAGCACTGTAAACCAAGACAAGGTGCTAGACCTAGAAATTGGTGACATTGTTCAGGTTCGGTTTGAGCCTTCCGACATTCCACCAGCTATTGAGCAATACTGCCGTATCATTGGCATAAACCATGACTGGACCCCAGGCAGCAAGAACATTAGCTTTGCCCTAGAACGCCTTGATTTTGCGGTCTTTATCCTAGATGACCCTATTTTGGGTGAGCTAGACAATGACCGCCTTGCCTACGAGTAGTAAACTAATAAATAGCACAAACTAAGGAAAATAATGCCAAGAAAAGTATTTACCGCTGGTGAGGTTCTCGCCGCTACCGACATGAACACATATTTGATGAATCAGTCGGTTATGACCTTTGCAGGTACAGCAGCACGCAGCTCTGCTATTGGTACAGCAGTAGAAGGTATGCTGATTTACCTTGAGGATACAAACACTTACCAAACATACAACGGAGCTTCTTGGCAAAATGTTTACAATAGTTCAGGCACGACAGTTACGACTGCCTACACAGCTACTCCAGCTAATGCTGGTGGGTTTATTTATTCAACAAGTTCTTCAGCAATTACGGTCACTATCCCTGATGTTTTGCAAGTGGGAGATCGCATAGACATTATTCGAGATGGCGCTGGCACAGTAACTATTGCCGCTGGAACGGGAGTAACATCTTGGGCTGGAGCTGGAACGGCTGGCACAGCAGTTACATTCAAAATTGACCAGCAATACAATGCCGCTACTGTAATTGAAGTAGCTGCTCAGACTTACAGAGTTATTGGAAAGATTGCGGTCTAATGCTTGTTCCACTAGGAATTATGGCTGTTGCTGGAGCAAGTTCTAGAGCAGCCAATGGCGGTAATACTGTTGAACTAATCAGCGGTTTCTGGGTTCACACCTTTACTAGCTCAGGAACTTTTACAGTCAATACAACAATCCCTAGCCTTGAAACTCTTATAGTTGCTGGCGGTGGTGGTGGTGGTTTTTCTACTATAAATGTTGGCTCAGGTGGTGGCGGTGCTGGTGGTGTTATCACTCCTACCTTAACTTCAGTCACACCTTCTGCTTACACTATTACTATTGGGGCTGGTGGTGCTTCTCGTTCAACCGTAGGTCGAGGAAACAGCGGCGCAGATACAACTGGACTAAGCCAAACTGCCATTGCTGGCGGTGGTGGTGGTGGTTCTATGTATAACCCTGGAGCTAGCGGTGGTTCTGGTGGTGGAAGCCCAAGAATTGCTGGTGGTGCTGGAACTGCTGGTCAAGGTAATAATGGTGGTAATGGTGCGTCACAGCGTATTGGTGGTGGTGGTGGTGGAAAAGCAGGTGCTGGTTCTAACGCCTACCTAAACGGAAGCCCTGGTCCTGGTGGTACATACCTAAGCCGAGCTGTTGGTGGCGGTGGTGGTGGTGGTGATGGTCAAGCTGGCACTCCAAAAGCTGGTGGATTTGGTGGCGGTGGCAATGGCGGCACTCTTTACATTACTGCTACAGCAGGTGCAGTAAATACTGGCGGTGGCGGTGGCGGTGGTTCAAACCTAGTGCCTGGTGCGGGTGGATCGGGTATTTTTGTAATGAGGTATGCAGCATGAGTCATTTTGCAGAACTAAACGAAAACAATGTTGTAATTCGTGTACTCGTTGGAGATAACGCACTCCCAAATGAAGGTTTGGATTGGTTTATTGAAAACCTAGGTGGCACTTGGGTCCAAACATCCTATAACGGTAGTTTTAGAAAACAGTTTGCTTCTGCTGGCTACACATACAACCCAGTTGCTGATGTGTTTATAGAAGCTCAAACCTATCCAAGCTGGACACTTGACGAAAACTTTGAGTGGCAGCCGCCAGTTCCAAAACCCAGTGAAGGCAGTTATTTCTGGGATGAGGAAACTACCTCTTGGCTTGAATTACCAGGCGAGGAAGTCTAAAGCGTTTTTGTATTTTTCGATTGCATAGTTAGATAAAACTTTTTCTGGCTTATTGTCAGGTTTAGTTAGTTTCTTTTTTAGATCATGTAAGCCAACCATGCCATAACCAGACAAATCGTTGTGCTTATCTACCTCTTTTATATTATTGAAATCATGCTCGAATTGCTCTAATTCCAAAAAGTCGTAGATTCCATTTAGGGTTTCTTGAGGGGATTGTACAAGCTGATCCATCCAAACTACATGGACCCTGTCTTTGTGATTTTTCAGCAAGTTTGCAATAGACAAGATTGCTCGGTCAATCTCACCATTTGCAATCATCAAGTTATCTACAATGACATCTGTTTCATCTCTGTAGTTAGACACAAATAGGTTTCTATCAAAAAAAGGCAAAATGTTTTTTGCTTGTTGGGTTTTCTTAGCGATTTTTACAAAGGAAGCCAGTACCTCAAGAATCGGCCTCATTGTCAAAATAACCTTGCCCTCTGGGTTTACATAGGGGCTTAGGTTGTCCCAGTTGTAAGGTGTCCCCCAGCCTCTGTTTTTGTCTATGATTACTGGCTTTTGAATCGGAGAGTAAAAATTGTTTGGTATGCCACGAATAGCAGCATCAAAGCTTGAAAAAAGTAAGTCTGCTCTATAACTTTCAAGATTAGGGATTTCGCTCTCAAACTTGTAAAGCAATGAAATCAAGTCTGTTTGAGGACTTGAATAAACTTCTGGATTTTGATTCAAAATTGCCGAAAGGACAGTGCTGCCTGAGCGTGGTAGGCCAGCCATAAAATGATAGGTTTTTGTCATAGTCAAACCATACAGGTTTTAGGGACAAAATCCTAGTTCTTTCTGTCTTGTAAACTAGGCAAATGGCAGAGGAAACAACTGGAGTACGCATTACCCAGCAGATGATCTATCAAAAGCAGATAGAAATGAACGACACCCAAATCAAGATGCTAGAGAAGCTTGACGGCCTGTCAGATGTTCCTGACCGCATCCGAGAAGTAGAGCTGACCCTAGCTAGACTTGCCTGGATTGAGAAGATTGCCTACACAGGCTTAGGCGCTGCCGTACTCTCCCTAGTTGGGTCTGTAATGAACATGATTGGAACAATGTGAAATCAAAACCTCAGATGCCCCTAGACGGCAAGTTCGGTAAAGACTGGAAGATTACTAGCCCGTTCGGTTGGAGAATCCATCCCATTGAGAAGTACAAGAAGCACCACAACGGAAATGACCTATGGGGTCCAAAAGCAAAGATTTGGAACGAAGCTTGGCACGATGGCACAGTAATTGCTGCTGGAACCTCAAAGCTAAAGAACCCAGACGGATCTCTCGGCGGTGTGGGCTGGTATGTAGACATTCGGTCAAAGATAAATGGCGAGTGGTACACAACCCGCTACGCACACATGGTTGAGAACTCGCTAACCGTTGTAAAAGGCGAGAAGGTCAAAGCTGGCACTCGGTTGGGCATCATGGGCAACACAGGTGCATCGGCTGGCAGACACCTTCACTTTGAGATTTGCAAGGGCAAGTTTCTACGCTGGACTTCAGATGGCAAGGGCTATGTAGACCCTCTAAAGTTTGTCAAAGCCACTATCGCTAAGTGGGAACTAGATGCAGAAGTCGGACTAGCTACACCTGACACGGGTGAAGTTCTACCTGCTCCAGTTCACGAACCAGAGCCAAAAGCTCCTAGACCGCCGAAAGTGGTAAAAAACAAGAGTGCTAAATAGACTCTCAAAAGACAAAAGCCTACGAGTAATCCTTGTGGGCTTTTTTCTTTTCTTCATGGTCTGGCAACCTAGCCCCGCCTATGGTGCTGAAGCTTGGGCCTCTATAACCTGCCAAGACTCGATTGGCACTCAACAGACATTTCAGGTTGGATGGAATAATGAAAATAACTACTTTTTGGACAAAGGCAACATTGCACAACACTATTGCGAAGGTGGGTTTGCTGGTAGCTTCACCAGCTTTGTTAGCGTTGTTTCTAATGACGGCGGGGAGTTGGATAATGCTTTGCTTTACCATCCTGGTTACAGTCCTAGCCCCACTCCTAGTCCTACTCCTAATCCTGAAGATGATTCTGTGGATCAAGCTTCGGATACAACAGTAAGGACAGAAGATGTCGAACGCACAGAAGATGTTGCTCGCACTGAGGAAGTTGTCAGAGAGCCTGAGCCAGTGGCTACGGTGGCTCCCGTAGAGCCAGCACCAGAGCCACAACCCGAACCTACGCCTGAACCCACCCCAGAGCCTGAACCTACTCCAGAACGCCCTGTAAAGCCCGTAGAGACGCCTAAGCCTGTAGAAAGCCCAACACCTACCCCTGAACCTTCTGAGCCTTCTACGCCGATTACAGAGCCTCAAATTCCAGTTGGACCTACTCTAGAACCAGTAGAAGAACCAGTTGGCGTAATGATTGCGTTAGAAGCAGTTAGTAAACTGGTAGATAACCTACGCTCAATCGGGTCGGACATGACACCTGAAGTGCGAGAACAAGCACAGCAGGTTGTTGTTGCTTCGGTCATCGTCACTCAGATAGCAACCCTAAGTAGGAAACCTTGAAAAACTTTCTCAAAGACCAGCTAGATCAATCTTGGACAGTTCTTGGTCTTGGGATTGCGTGGGTAGTGCTTGAAGGCACGGCTAAAGACTTTGCTGGTTGGGCAATCATTATTACTCTGCTCATTTGGGCAGCAACTTACCCTCTAAGGAAAGACTAATTATGTGGTTAGACATCGCTCGTAGAACTATGGCAGTTATCGTTTTGAAAGTCACAGGCATCTTTGTCGGTGGCGCTGTTATCGGTTTGGAAGTTATCCAGGCTGTAGCCATGGCTGCCTTCGCTGGAATCATTGATGTAGCTCAGGAGCTATCTCGTAGCTACCTAGCAGACGGCGAACTTGACCCAGAAGAAATCAATAAGTCTTTCGGCAAGATTGCTGACAAGACAGACAAAAAGAGCTAACGCCTTTTTCTTTCTGCATCTGTAGTTCCGCCCCATACGCCGTGCATACCCGCTGAGACGGCATAGTCAAGGCACTTAATCTTGACTGGGCATTGTGAGCAAATAGCCTTAGCTTGGTCAGCCACCCATTTGCGATCATAGGTGCTGCCTATTAGGTCTTCGGGGAAAAACAAGTCAGGGTCAGCCGCGCACCCCACTCCGCCTGGTATGTCCCTTATGGCTTCTTGAAGCTCTATGTATTTGCGTTCTAATTGTCGGTGGGTCAGCATAGGTTTACATTACAGATAAAACCCGCTAATGTGAAATCCCACACCGAGTGGATGTGGGATTCACGCCAAATGAAAGAGAGGGAAACACTTGGCTATAACCAAGCTATCAAGCGTAATAAACGAGTTGCAGGATGCAGTCCTGCTGGGTGAGTTTGAGAACGGGTCCGATGAGTGGCACGAGCTTCGTAATGAAGCTGGCGCTATCGGCGGTTCCGACATCGGAGCAATCGCAGGACTGTCTCAATGGGAAAGCCCGTACACCAAATGGGCAAAGAAGACAAAACAAATTCCAGATGACTTTGAGCCAAATATGTCAATGCGACTTGGCACAAAGCTAGAAGCACCAATCCTAGAAATCTTTGCTGAGGAACATCCTGAGCTAGAAATCTACACAACAGGAACATGGGCAAACAAAGAAGAACCTTGGATGCGAGCAAACCCAGATGGGCTTTACGCAGACCAAACAGGTGAGTTCGGAATTGTAGAAGTCAAGTTCAGTCGTGACTACTGGACACAAGTTCCGCAGTCTTACCGCGCTCAAGTTCTTTGGTACATGCGAGTATTCGGTATTCGCAAAGCAAAGCTTGTCGCATTAGCTGGCTCTAGCTATCAAGAGTTTGACATCGAGTGGGATCAGTTTGAGGCAGACGCTTTGTTTGCTGCTGCAATTCGGTTCCGCAACCATGTCATCCAAGAGCGAGCGCCTCAGTGGGATGGTTCGCTGTCTACGCTAGAGACCGTCAAGAAACTCAACCCAAACATTGAGGATGGCGAAGTAGACCTAGACGATTTAGGTCAGCACTACTTCAACAAACTTGACGATTTTGAGCGTGTTGAAAAAGAACTAAACGAACTAAAGAGTAGAGTCCTATCAGCCATGGAAGGTAAAAAGCGTGGCTTGGTATACGGCGAACACATGATTAGCCTTCGGGCAAGGGGCGCAGGACTACCGTACATACATCACGAGAAGGGTAAAAAATAATGGCACATTTCAATCTCAACGAATATCAGACCGTACAAGAACGCATAGATTTGTTCTGGTCTCGGTATGACCAGGGGCGCTTCAAGCTCGACATTGTTAGCATGACCGACAACCAGGTTGTTATCAAAGCTTCGGTTTGGAAGAACAAAGCTGATAAGCACCCAGATACCGTGGACTTCGCTGAGGAGCGCATCGGCACTTCTCCAGTAAACAAAATCAGCCATGTCGAGAACTGCGCCACATCTGCTTTGGGTCGAGCCATCTCAGCCCTAGGCAACGAGTTCAGCCCAAAAGGCAAAAGGCCATCTCGTGAAGAAATGGCAAAGGTAGAGCGCTCGCAAAAGCCTGTACCTGCTAAGGACTGGTTAGTAATGGCTGAGTCAATGGGCGATGACATTGACGGTCTTAGACTGTTATACAGCGAAGCCAAAACTGCAAACGCGCCAAAAGAAACCCTAGATAGGATTGCCGAAATTGCCAATGGATCATCTGGAACTGAACATTCTGATAGCAAGCTTGATAGAAACACAGGAGTCCTTGAATGAGCAAATGGCTAAGGGCAACTACGACACTGTGGACCACATGTGGAAGCTTCAGAGGGAAAGAGGAGAGAGGCTAAAAAATGGAAATTATTTCACCAGGACACATCATTCAGGAACTCCAGAGGCTAACAGCGGAGATGGACAAGGGCAGTAACGCCCTTTACGATGCTGAGTGCAAGCTGGCGGATGCCGATGCTGCCTACGACAAGGCTGTTTCACTAGCCTTCATAAACAACCAAGGCACGGTGGCAGATCGTCAAGCCGTGGCTAAGTTGCAGTCAGTAGAGGCAAAACTACAGGCTGACCTAGCCAGAGCCGAGTTCAACAGAGTCAAAGTCAAGATGAAAACCCTGTCGGACCAGGCAACAATGATGGCTGTAATGTCCAAAAATGTTGAACTTCAGTGGCGAACACCCTAGCTGGTAGCCTTGAAAGGTGATTGCTGAAAGCTGTTCGTGTGGGGCTAAGTTCAAAACTGACGATGCCAAGGCGATAGCCCTAGTCAGAGAATGGCGCAGGAAACACAACTGTCAGGAAGCTGCATCCGAAACACGAGACTACGAAACTAGCTCGACTATCGGTTTTTCGGCTGATTACACTGGCACAGGACTAGACCTACCTGCAAAGAAATACGACCCTTGGGAAGATGAATAACAAAGAGTTTCAAAGATACATCAGACGCGATGAAGGAATTTGTTGCCATTGTGGAACTGATGACGATACTCTTACGCCGAACCACAGACAGAATAGGGGGATGGGTGGATCAAAAGAAAGAGATGTTCCATCAAACATTATTTTGATTTGCTCTAGGGCAAACGGACAGCTAGAGTCAAATGCAACCTTCGCACAGATGGGTAGAGATTTCGGTTGGAAGCTGACACACGGTCAGGACCCAGCCAAGACTCCAGTTTGGTTGGCAGACGGCTGGTATTTGTTAGATGATGAGTTTGGAAGAAAAAGGGTAGACCCGCACAAAGAAGCGGACTAGAAAGAGGGAAAAGAGAGATGCCACTAATTCGTGGACACCACAGCTTTGATGACCACTACACCCAAATACCGAATGACTGGGTGCGTGATAGCAGAATCAGCTTGAAGGCGATTGGCTTGCTCGCTCAGATTATGAGTCATAAGCCTGGCTGGAACCTGAGCCTGCGCTCTATAGCGCGAATAAACGAGACTGGCGTAGGCACAATCAAATCTGCTGTTGAGGAGCTAGAGCAGTTTGGATACCTAGTTCGGTCAAAGGATCAGCTACACAATGAAGACGGCACTTTTGCCGATTACCTGTGGACAACTGCTGACCCGTTCCAAAACCCCGTCACGGTGAAAACCGCGCACGGAAAACAGGACACAAAGAAGACTATTACTAAGAACACTATTTCTAAAGAAAGCACCAATAGAGCTTCGCAAATTCCAGATGACTTTTCGGTCACAGATGACATGAGATCTTGGGCAACTGAGAAGCACCCGCTGGTAGACATTGACAAGGCAACGCTGAACTTTGTGGATTACTGGAAGTCAAAGCCCAAGGACAACAAGCAGCTTGATTGGACACGAACCTGGCAACGATGGATTAGAACCACAAGACCCGAAGCAAAGCCTAGGGTTTCAAGAGAAGATGAAAACAAGAAAGCAATTAGGGAGTTTCTAAAAAATGCAAAAGACTGAGACAGCAGAACTAATCGAGTTTCTAAGCCTCGTAGACGGGCGCAAAATCTCTGGCGAGAAGATTATGGCTTGGCACGAGGTTCTGGGCTTCCTGGACTATCCTGTGGCTAAACAGGCTGTCATCGAAGCTCAGCGAGACGGCGCGATTCAGTACATTGAGCCAA